TCCGATAAGTATTAAATGAAGATACATTTTAATAATAACACTCAAATTAAAATTGAAATAGTTCCTGGTCCTGCAACGGTTGCTCTTAAACAAATTTACAAACATTTACAGCATGCACCGTTGAATTATAAGAAATGGGATAATCCCTTTTACCATAATTTTATAACCATCAATGAGTTAACTAGTGATTTAGTAAATTACGGCAAGACGTTAGGAATCGAAATTGATTTCGACAAATGTGTTAACTACAATCAACCTTATTACAATCAACTTCATGAGATATACGAAACTAGGTATAATGGAGACCCTGCTTGGCTAGAATTTCACGAACATATACATTTATGTGAAACACATCGGACTATACAACCGCAGTCTGGATCAATTGATTACCGAGAACATGCCGGCCCTCTTACTAGGGATTTTAATCCATTGTACTTGTCAAATTTAGTTAATCATATTGTACCTGGCATGGTGTATATGGAATGGGCAGAATTAGGCAAGATACCTTATTGTTATTGGAAAGACAGTGAGCCAGATAACTTAGAACGATTGTGCCAACTTGCTAAACCTTGGCTAAAATTCAGACCCAAGTTGCTTATAGCTACTCAGCATATTAATTTACTTGATAACGTTGATCAACGCTTTCATGTCTGGTGGGAACAATATGAATCAGACTGGTGTAAGCATTGGAATATAGAAAAATGGAATATCGAACACATGTCGGGCGTACTACATGTAGGGACAATAACACAGCTAGATACTATGTTAGACTTGTTTCGACAACAAGTGCCAATTGATAGAGTTAGTTTACAATAGCTTGTAATTAGTGGGTGCCTGCTACCTAATAGAATTGCAAAAAGTTATAAAAAGTTGTATAATAGATTTAATGAAACAAGCAACAATCGTAATCAAAGACGAAGTCAATATCAAGATAGAAGGTCTTGATCTAGACGTTCGCAAAAAACTAGTTAACACATTTAAATACGAGAATCCTGCTGCTAGGTATCTGCCCGCAGTAAGACTAGGTAGATGGGATGGCAAGATTGCTTACTTCCAACTTGGCGGCAGCACATACACAAACTTGCTGCCCGAGATCTTGCCTATTCTGGAACAGTACGATTATGATGTTGAACTAGATGATCAGCGTGACTACTCAACTACGTTTGAGTTTAACACCATGAAGGAAGACACATTTGCTGGTACTGTGTGGCCTGTTGGTCATCCAATGGTTGGGCAACCAATTGGACTACGTGACTATCAAGTTGAAATTATCAACAACTATTTGCAGAATCCGCAGTGCATTCAGGAAGTTGCTACAGGCGCAGGTAAAACAATTATGACAGCGGCACTAAGCTGGAATGTACAACCGTATGGCAGATCAATTGTTATTGTTCCTAACAAGAGCTTGGTAACGCAAACAGAAAAAGATTACATTAATCTAGGACTGGATGTAGGTGTTTACTTTGGTGATCGCAAGGACTACGGCAAAACACATACTATCTGTACATGGCAAAGTCTAAACAACTTACTTAAAGACACCAAAGAAGGCACAGCTACATTTACTATAAACGACTTCATGGAAGATGTAGTATGTGTTATTGTAGACGAAGTTCACATGGCCAAAGCTGATGCGCTGAAAACTCTACTAACAGGCGTGATGTCTAAAGTGCCAATTCGCTGGGGGTTAACCGGAACTATTCCTAAAGAGAAGTTTGAAAGCCAAGCACTGTTGGTTGGTCTCGGCCCAGTTATTAGCAAACTAAGTGCTAGCGAGTTACAGGATCGAGGTGTGCTAGCACAGTGCCACGTTAACATTGTGCAGTTAATCGACCACGTGGAGTACTCTAACTATCAGAGTGAGCTTAAATATCTACTGGAAGAATCTGGGCGCTTAGATACTATGGCAGATCTAGTGCGCAGAGTTAACGAAACAGGTAACACACTTGTGCTAGTAGACAGAACAGAGTGCGGCAGACAACTGGTAGAACGACTAGGTGACGGTGCTGTGTTTGTATCTGGTGCTACCAAAGGCAAAGAAAGACAAGAACATTATGATGAAGTGGCTGACGCAACTGATAAAATTATCGTGGCTACATACGGCGTGGCTGCGGTTGGTATTAACATTCCTAGAATTTTTAATCTGGTGCTCATTGAACCTGGTAAAAGCTTCGTTAGGGTTATCCAATCAATTGGTCGTGGTATCCGCAAAGCTGAGGACAAGGATCATGTACAGATCTGGGACGTAACTAGTACTTGCAAGTTTGCTAAACGTCATTTGACCAAGCGCAAACAGTTCTACAAAGAAGCCAACTATCCCTTTACAGCAGAAAAGCTGGACTGGATGAAGATCAAATAAACTTGACTTTTCCTGAGTAATACTGTATTATACAACTATGCGAATTTTAACACTAGACAATACCCCTTTTGACCTTGATCATCTTCCTGAAGAAGTAGATGACATGCGTTTTGCAATTTTAGATAACTCTACTACATCGGATCCCGACTATCATTATATTCCATTGATCTTTCTTGAGAGTTTTACTGCGCCGGCACTAGTGTTGCGTATTGGCGAACATAGAATCAAGATGCCGTTGGACTGGCAAATTTTAATTGGTGAACCTGACTTGGGCGACCTTGAGATGCTGCCACTTACTTCAGTGAATGATCGTGGATTCAAGGCATTTGAGTTTAATCCATTGAGTAGTTTCAGACCTAGCTTTCCCGAAATAGAGATTGTTGATGTGTACCAAGAAGTCACATGGTATGCTCCTAAATTAAAAAACGGCCAGATGCTGTGTGTTCCTATTACTAATGATCCTAAATCTGCATGTGTTTACTTTGTAAAAGACATCAGCCGCAATTGTGAAATTGTTGATTATAGCAAAGCCTGGTAATGAAATATTCTGAGACTCAGTTAATTGACTTAATGAAACGCATGGTAGCAATCTACTTAGAAAGCTATCCAGCTGACGAAGAAGAACTAAAGCGGTTCCAAGCCTGGGTTCTTAGACAATGGGGATACCGAGATGGAGAATGAACCAGACCATGAGTTTGAAGCTTCAGTAGTTGCAGCATTAACTGATGGCAGACTACGGTGGAAGCACTTGGTATTAGCAGATAGAAGTGTTAACATCACAAGTGCTGCACTTGATGCGTATGGCAAATTTGGATGGGAAATTGCATCTGTATCCGAAGTGTTGCATACTGATCAATGGGGAACCAGTTACTATTTTACCACGGTTATTTTTAAGATGCCGTGGCAACATGCACAGGAATACGATCCAAATGGGCAGTCTTAAACCTGGTGCAACTTACATTTACGAACGTGTTGGCGATACTGTATATGCTCGAGAGTCCGGCGCAGATCCAAGCACTAGAGTAGCAGTAGGATATGATTACGACCCGGTAACTGGTCACAAAATAGACTACGATAAGAGAACACCCGACGGCAAATCGTTCCACGATCAAATAATGGAAGACAAGATGTGGGGAGAAATTCGTCGAGCTGCCAAGACCAATCCCACTTTACAAGATGCACTAGAACGTGCTATAGTAATATACGAACTTAGTAAACAACATAATACAGACACAGTAATGTGGCACCCGGTATGAGCGATAAACTATCAATAGCAAATGAAATGAAAATGTTTGATCGTAAGGTCAGAACATTCTACGATGATCTTACTCCCGAAGAACGAAAGAAGTTCTCAACGTTCCTTATGTTACGCTGGGGCTCCGCAGTAGAAGGATCGCGTGAACTACAGGAATTCTATGTAATTGCCACAAACGAACGATTGAATAAACATTTCTTTGACTTGAGCAAGCATCCTAAATTACAATGGTTACTGGCAACTACGGTGAGTCCAGATATGGGTGCTATGCGTCACAACTGGATTGCTCCTAAAAAGAAAGAAGCTGGGCTGAGTGCTAAACGCAAGGCTCTGATGGAAATCTATCCCACATACAAGGATGATGAGATTGATGTAATGTGTCAAATAGTCACACAAAAAGAGATTGATGCATACAACAAGGACTCTGGTAAAGATAAAAAATGATGGCACACCAGTGTACGTTTTGTAAGAAAGAATTTGTAAGAGAGACTAGTCTCGAAACTCACATGTGTGAGCCCAAGCGGCGATATCGAGAACAGAACGAGCCCGGAGCAAGGCTTGGATTTCAGGCATACGTTAAGTTTTACGAATCAGCACAGCGTACTGGAAAAACAAAAACGTTTGATGACTTTGCTACATCCGCATATTATCGAGCATTTGTAAAGTTTGGGCGTTACTGTGTGGATACAAAAGCAATCAGTCCCGGCCGATTCATGGACTGGTTGCTAAAGAATAACAAAAAAATCGACAACTGGTGCAGTGACAAAATTTATACAGAGTACTTGTTTGACTACCTCAAGATAGAAGCAGTAGAGGACGCACTAGCAAGAGCTGTCGAATACGGTATTGACTGGCAAGAACGTACAGGCAATCCTGCACATGACTGTTTGAGATTTGGCAATACCAACGCCATTTGCTATGCAGTAACATCAGGTAGAATTAGTCCCTGGGTAATTTACAACAGTGAGTCTGGACAGAAATTTCTAAATGAATTAGACACTAGTCAGATATCAATGATTTGGAACTATATCAACTCAGATGTATGGCAAAAGAAATTCAAAGAGTACCCCGAAGATCAAGCCTACGCTAAAGATATTTTAAAACAAGCAGGATGGTAATATGATAAAGAGTATAACAGCTGGAACTGGGTTGCAAGTCAACAGTGGCTACACATCTTGGCCTACGTTTTACAACTCAACCTCGTCAAACAACACACTAGTTGGGCAAGTTAGATATAACGGCTCTAGTCAAAACATGGAAGTGTATGATGGTATCGCCTGGCTAACAATAGGATCATCGTATCCAACAGTAGAACTCAACGGAGAAGTGCAAGCTATTCTAGCCTGGGCTAGAAAAAAAATAGCAGATGAAGCACGAGTCCAAGTACTTGCAGACAAACATCCATCAGTTGCAGATGCACTAGAAGCAGTAGCAAAGGCTGAAGAACAAGTTCGCATTGTAGCAGCATTGGTAGATACAGCATGAGCGCAGATATTGACATTGACTTTGCTGACAGAGACAGTGTGTTGAAACTTATTCAACACACACCTGCACGACTAGAGCTCAGTGAAACAGCAGCCAGAAAACACAACTCCGGTGTGTATGTAACAGAGATTCCGTTTGATCCTATAAACAACTGTGCCGCAATTGATTACGAAACAGCAGAAAAGCGTGGCTACTTCAAGCTGGACTTTTTGAACATGGGTGTTTACAATCTAGTGCAAAGTCCCGAGCACTACGAGCAGATGTTGTCTGCAACACCGCCATGGCAGCGATTGTGGACTGATCCAGAATGGGCTAAACAACTAGCGCACGTGGGTAACTACACTGACTTACTAAAGGAAATGCAGCCTGATTCTATTCCTAGACTGGCTGCATTTATATCTATTATTAGACCTGGTAAAGCACACTTACAAAACAAGTCCTGGACAGATGTGTTTGCTAGTGTGTGGGATGGTGATACAAGTCGAGGCTATACATTTAAAAAAGCACATGCGATTTCTTATGCAGCGCTAGTAGCGTTACATATGAACTTGATCAATTGAAATCTTGCTTGTTCCATTGATATCCCCACACATTGATACTCTCGGGGCTCGTGGCAACTGGCAGCATAGTGTCCCAAAATTTATGAAGAGTATCGTTAGCAGATAGTCCCATTTTATCGCAAAGATAACTGCTACCGCCGGGTTGAAATAAACTCTGATAATCTAATACAGTTACATTTTCGTTGTTTAAAAACTTGTTTTCAAGTTTTTTTATATAATATGTTCGATCATTTAACTGGTTCTTAACCTCAGCGATTCGATGATCGTTAGTAATATCAAGGTAAGGCAAATTGATATATTGATCAATTAGCCACTCGCTATGTCTCTGGATATTGTCTACTGTGTTCCTGTGTATTAGAAAAGTCTTAACTACGAATTCCCATCGTATACTCGAGTACTCAACCTTGCTTATGTCTATATAATACACATCAACAGCACCGGTGGCACATAGTCTAGATATTGTAGGCAAATCTAACCGGTGCCCATGCATCGGGCCTACGTAAACTAAGTTGCTGGCAGGATCTAGGATTAAATTTTTTTCTAAGAATAGTTGTTCAAACGATCCTGAAGTTTCCACGTGTCTAGTATCAAAACTACCATTGCTTCTGCCAGTAACTGGATCAATACTCCACCAATTATTAATAACATTAGGCAACAGCCCTGCCCATCCTGCGACAAAATCCCCGCGGGCACCACCACCGGATAGTATCAGTTTAAATCTAACATTAATCATGGGTACTAGTCAATTTTTCGAACAAGCACAATGCTTCTGCGCTTGGATTTTTTACGGATCA